GTCGAAGGGATTGGTCGCCACCCCGGAGCAAATGAAGATCCTCGAGGACGCAGTTCCTGAGACTGGGGAGGCCGCATGATCTACGTTGACTTAGACCAGGGCACCCCCGAGTGGGAAAATTGGCGTGACGAGCACTGGGGGGCCTCTGACGCCAATAAGCTGATGGGCTCCAGCGCTGACCGCGAGAAGTTATTGCGGGAAAAGGCAACCGGGGAGAAAGAGCAATTCGATGAATTCACCTTGGCGCTTTTCGATAAAGGACACAAGGCTGAAGCCGATGCCCGGCCGATCGTTGAGCAGTATCTGGCGCAAATGGAGCCGGAGAATAGTTCGTTTTACATCCCTTGGAATAAGGGTGAGAGCTTCCTACTGCCCCGCTGCGGAGTAGTAGAACCCGCCGAGTTCCCAGAGGATCAGCCGGAAGAAGTGCGTGACACGCTGGCAGTCAAGCTGTCGGCGTCATTCGACGGGATCACCTGGGACGGCAAGCTGATCTGGGAGCACAAGCTCGCGAACAAAAAGTTGATTGCGGCACTCGATGCCGGAATGGTTCCAGATACGCACTACTGGCAACTGGAGCACCAGCTCTTAGTCTCCGGTGCGGAGAGGGCAATCATGTGCTGCTCTGACGGCACTGCCGAGAATATGCACATGGCTTGGTACACATCGAAGCCAGAGCGCAGAGCGAAGCTGATCGACGCCTGGATGCAGTTCGCCAGAGACGTCGAGAATTACCTACCCCCGATTGATGCCAGTGAGCTCGAGGACTTCCAGTCCCTAGAGAATCGCCGGAGCCTGATCGCAGATCAGATGCTCGATCTGAAAAAGCAGGACGAAGCGATCAAGCAGGAAATGCTGCACTGGCACGAAGTCAACGCACACGCAAGGCAGAAGGTGCAGGGCCGAGAGTGGCAAATCATCCCCATCAAAGGCCGCAGCTCTATCTGTTGGGAAAAAGCATTTAAAACCGAAGCCCCGCACATCGATCTGGAAAAGTACCGGGTTCATGGCGAGGACAGTGTTCAAGTAAGGAGAATGAAATGACCGTTAATACTGCAATTCTGATAGGCAACCTGGGCAGCGACCCAGAGGTGAAAGAGCTCCCCAGTGGAGCCCGGGTAGCCAACGTCAGCCTCGCAACGACAGAGCGCTGGAAGGATAAAAACGGTGAGCGCCAAGAGAAAACAACCTGGCACGACTTAGTTTTTTGGAATCAGCAGGCCGACATCGTTGCCGAGTACGCCAAGAAAGGATCAAAGCTCTACGTCGAGGGATCAATCGACAAGCGTAAGTCTGACCAGGGCGGTTACTTCACAGACATCAAGGTTAAAAACTTTCAGTTCCTTGATTCCAAGGGCTCCAGCTCTAGCGACTCAGAACCCAGCCAGGGCTCAGCGTTCGCAGACGAAGATATCCCGTTCTAGGAGGCAATCATGGAGCACATAGCCGACATCAGCATTGCTAAGCGCATGGATGACAACCGCCGCAAGCTAGACAGAGCGATCGAGAAAGCGCACCAGGAGCTCGATGGCGACCCGGACATGGTGAATAACCCGCCTCACTACCACATCGCTGGTACTGAGGTGGTTCATATCCTCGAAGAGATGGGCCCGCATTACAACGGAACAGAGGGCTTTCACATCCTGACCGCCGTTCAGTATCTGCTCCGGGCCCACAAGAAAAACGGCTGGCAGGATATTGAAAAGGCGCACTGGCATCTTTCCAGGGCCGTCACCGTAGAGGCGTCCAGTGATTAAAACCCGGGCGGATGTCATACGTTGGGCCAACGTTTTGATCGAGCACCACATGGTTCATGCCGCGGAGGATGAGTCTCCGCCGGAATTTATCAAGGTGGATCCCGTCGATTTAATCCAAGCAGCCATTGCCCTCGAGACTGAGGGCTTTGGCTTGCCCACAACCTTTGAAAAAATCAATGAGTGACAATATGCAAACCAAAGACTGTCCTTCATGCGGGAAGGTTGCAGTCGAAGTGATTTCGTATGCCCGCAGCGATAAGCCGGAAGGCGTCAGGATCGGCTGGTATTGCAGTTTTTGCCGCAACTGGGATCCCGCGATCGGCAGAGAGAAAAAGGTACAGGACGATGGCTAACTTGATCGCACTGGACAAGTGGTGTGAAGATACTGGGATTCCGCGCACTACGTTTAAAAACTGGAAGCGCAAGCTGACGAAAGGCAGGCACTACTATGTTGTGGGCAGAACCACGATCGTTGACCAAGAGGAGCTGACTGCATGGCTAAAGGCTTACGATGGCGACGAGGAGCGTGGGAGTGCCAGGTCACAATACATGGGCAGCGGCACTACAAGAGCTTTCGCTACGCCAACTCTGACGCTGGCCTACGAAAAGCGATCGCCGCCCGGGAGGAATGGGTAAGGCAGCTCACCCACGGAGAGCGCCGGTACGACTCCACCCTGCCCTTCGGCAATCTCGCTCAGGCGTTCCTCGATCAGACTGACGTAAAGCCTTCGACCGGGTACAGCTACAAGCAGATCCTTAACCAATACTGGATGCCGACACTGGCCACCAAGCCGGTGTATACGATCCGGCCATCTCATATCAGAGAGATCCTGGCGTCACACAACGTATCCCAGAAAACCAAGAAGAACGCTCTGATCCCTCTCCGCCTGGTGTTCAAGCTGGGCCTCGAGGAAGAGCTGATTTCATCGAACCCGGTGGATGCCGTCAGCATCAAGCGCCACCAGAAGCCCGCGATCCAGCGTTTCACGCCCTCAGAAAAGGCGAAAATTTTAGGCAGGCTAGAGGGTGACTCCTGGCTGTTTTACAAACTGGCGTTCGAGACAGGCATGAGAACCGGGGAGATTCTGGCGCTGAGATGGGAGGACATATCCGGGGATACGATCCTGGTCGAGCGCGCGATGGTTCGCAGGGAGATCACCGACACCAAGATCCACAAAGTGCGACAAGTGTTTATCAATCAGGAAATGGTCACCCTGCTCTCCAACCACCCTAGACGATTTGCCGGGGGTGCGATCTTCCTCGATCAGAACGGCAACCAACGCCGGGAGACGAAAAAATATCTGGCCGACTGGACTGCCACGCTCAAGAAGTGCCGGATGACCTACCGCCGCCCCTACATCTGCCGGCACACCAGGGCATCTGAAATGCTCATGGCCGGGGTCGAGCCCGCATTTGCGGCCAAGCAGCTCGGTCACACCACAGAGATGTTTCTCAACACCTACGCCGACTGGATCTCAGGTGTGAAGGATCGAGATCAGGTCAACCTACTCAACAGCATCTAGCCTGGGTAAATAGTGCGTTTGTCCCTCATTCACTCCTGCGGTTACTACTGCGGTTTTGTCGCGCTGTAACCCGCGTGGTTGCTAGGTTTCTGGCTACTCCTGCGGTTTTCCCTGGGGCACTCCTGCGGTAGCACACATCACCCCTGATAGGGCTTAACGTCCTTATCGTCGTTTTTCGTAAGTCAATAAACCTCCGAAACCTCCGGAAATCCCGGAAATCCCGGAGCTCAAAATAACCCGTGACCAAAATTTACAACCCCAAAAAACGCTGTAAGCCACTGTTTTAATTTGTGTTATTGCGTTTTTGCGCCTAAGTTTTGCACACTAATAGTATGGGTGGTGCGATTTCGACGAAAACCGCTGGACTACCCCAGACCTAGTATGTGCCGGCAGACCCCTAGAAGCTGCCGGCAGACACGCAGAAATGTGGCAAAAGGCGGGTAAAAGGCGGGTAAAATAAAGAGGCCGATCGTAACTTATTGATTACGATGGATAAAAATGGGGTGGCTGACGGGTCTCGAACCCGTATTGGAAAGTTTCGTAGATCCTCGTATAGCCTATAACTGCGGCCCGGGAGGGCGATTACAGGCTCGTTAGAGCTGTACGAGGATATAAAAGGCGGGCAAAAAAGGCGGGCAAGGTCTTACAGCAGTGTCAGCATTGGGGTCACTTCCTGACACCGTAATTTGGTCGCCCAACCATTGAGCAACCAAATATTTTGGTCGCCCAACTAACGAACGACCACTTTTTTCTGGTGGCTCTGCACTCACCACAGAGGGCGTCCTCGATCGGTACGCCCGCCTTGTTGCAGATATAGCAGTGCCGCATCAGCCTGCTGCGAAGGCCAGGAGGGCGATCAGAATTACATTGAACAGAACTGCGCCGATGAAGAACAAGCCGGCTTCTGCTTCTGTAAGGTGCAGCATCCTAGATTTGCACTCCTTTCCGATGGATTTAATGAACGTCATATCGATTACCTCGTTGGGTTGATGGATTCTGTAAGTGGGATTGCGGGACGAAGTAGGCTGGCCTGCCGCCTGCTGGATCTTTCCAGTACCGTTCATGCTTAGCGTCTCGAGCGTAAATGCCTCCGTGGAAACGGTATTCCCCGTTGCCGCCGGTCAGCAGATAAATAAAGCGACCGTCATCATCACGGTCGTGAACAATCAAATCGTATGTGTGCTTGCTCCTGGTTCGGACATCAACATCGCCAACGTCCGGGGCCCGCATCGTGCCTTTCCCGTCCCAGTAGATACCCAGGTGCTTGGCTAACGCCATCTCCCCCAGGGCACCTTCGATATGGAGCTGCCAATCATTTTTGTTTCCAGCGCCATACGCCGGGACAGCTCCGTTTTTCAGGTTTTGTATTTGTCGCTGTATGCCAACCTGGGCCGCGATCTGCATCTCGGCCAGAGAAAGTCTGATATTCAAACCGAAGTTATCAGCGAGTAAACGGAGTAAATGACAAAGCCGCTAACGCAAATACCCAGGAACACTGCAATGCAGTCGAGCAGGAGCTGCCGGCGCTTTCGTTGTTTGTATAGTGTCCGCTCCCGGCGCTCCTTGATCTCCCGCCGCATCGCCATCATCTCGCGGTAAACCTCAGTGCCATAGACCATGCAGATCATCGATCTGATAGAAGCCTCATGCTCTTTCAGTTTTTGGCGAGCGATTGTGGCGTTTAGCGCCTCCTGTTCTACTGATTCCCCGCCAAATAACTGCTTAAACAATGGCGGGTTTTCTGCCTCCTCCTCTGCCTGGGCTATGTCAGAAGCCAGCGTGTACCACTGGCCCAGCTTGACTGCCACCTTCTCGATCTCAGCCCCCCTGGCAACCAATCCTTCAATGCCCTTAACGACGGTGCCAGCCATCGCGAGCATAGATAAAGGATCCATGATTACTGCTCGAATTGTTCGGAAAGAATGTTAGAGGCGATTCCATACCTCTCGAGGATTTGTTGCGCTTTCTCCGGGCCAAGAACCCTGAGAGCGCCCAGGTACTCATTCCTGACAGATGCAGCGCTTAGCATCATCGGTGGAACCTGGCCTTGCATGAGGTAACCCATGTCGAGCTTCCCAAAATTGGCAGCTTTGAGCGTTTCCATAATCTGCAAGTCGCTAAGCCCTGCAGACCTGGATGCGGAAATCAGCCGCAGCGCCTCGTCGAATGTCCTTTGTCGCATCGCCAGGGAGCGTTCAACAGCCTCCCGTATACCTTCTTCTCCAGCTAGGTTTGGATCCCTCAGCACAGCTTTAAGTTGCGCGCTGGCTTCATTGCGGCGCTCCTTGATATCTATCGAGCGGAATCGCAACGCAGTCTTGGGATCGAATGTGGTGGTGCGGAATCCAAAGAAAGCAGCCGCCTCGTCCTCGAGGGTGTAGACCTTCCCGTATGGAGTGACCGGGGCCTCTACAGCCTTATAGATTCTCCGGGCGTTACCAATGATCCCTGGTTCCACTGCCTTAGAAACATGAGCAGCCATATCCGCAGCTTGCTGTGCGGCAGTGTCGCTATCGTTGTAGATTGCCCCACCAGTTGCCTTCTCGTTTTTGGCCACCTCAAACAATGCTGTGGCAAGAATGTCCGATCCGAAAAATGGTCGAACCATGTCCTTCGCCGCAGAAATAAACTCTTCTTCCCAGGGCTGGTCACGCAGAACCGCGTTGATCGGACGCTTGAAGTAGTTGTACGGATCCATAAAAGAAACGTCCAGGTACTCGAGCTGCCCTTTGTCGTTTCGTCCCATAAATAGGAAGTTGGAGTTTTCCATCCAGTACGGAGACATGAGACGGATCGCCTCCTCCTCATCATCAGAGACATCAAACATCTCTTTAGTGATGGACTGAATGGCATAAGGCATAGCCGCAGCCATACTCATCCCGGTCAACCGCTTGACACCCAGGGCCCTGCGGCCTGGAGTCTGCATATCCTGCGCGGCGATCTTCATCATGTTGTACTGAGTGCGGATGATTTCAGCCGGGAAGGAAACAAACGTGCCGGCGAGCGGGAATCTCCGCAGCGCGTTCACGAAATTACCGACCAGGGAATATGTCGGATAGGTATTGCGGATGCGGTTTGCGGCCTCGACTTCAGCCTCCGCTTCGCTCATGCCCGTGCCCAAGAGGTTCGCCTTTTCGTTCTCGTAGCCGACGATCTTCCAGAAGTCATCACCGAACTGGTACATCCGCTGCGCGACCGTTGCCAGGTCTTTGACTGTGCCCTGGACTGCACCCATCTCTGCGCGCTCACCATCGAACAACTTGGTTTCTTCCAGCAGACGCATCATCTCGCCGGCAAAGGGTGTGTCATAAACCACGCCGAGCTCTTTCAGCCTTCTTAGATACGCGAGCTTCCCGGCGTTACCATCACGGGTGAAGTATTCGCGCATAACCGAGAGCGATTTCTGCGTCTTTGTCAGATCCCAGTGACCGTTCGCCATAGCGAAGAAGGCAGCAGACATGAAGTTTCTGAACTGCGTGGTCGGTGCCAGGACGGTCTTGCCGAACTTAATGCCACCGTTCAGACGAATGATCGCCTCCGGCATCCCAATGAAGTCTCGCACCTTGCCGACATCGGAAAATGCCTGGGCTACATCTCGAGGTGCATACAAGCCGTTCAGCGGCTCTAGGGACTTGTTGCCTTCTACTGCGATCCTGGTGGTATTGGGTGGCCGGTTATCTTCCGTGAATAAGAAGTTACCCATCCCGATCTCTTTCACCTTATCCAAGAACCGGGTGTTATGAATCAGCCGCGCCATCTTGGTTGTGGTCTTGGCGTAGTTGACCCGGGGATCCTGGTACTCACCCAGGAGCGCACGAATCTCAGGCGCTATGTCTTTCCGCTTCTGCAAGATCGACAAGTCTTTAGCACCCAGCTTGGACTCCTTGATGAAGGACTCCATCGATCCGTAGGCAGTGCCCTCCTTGAGAATGTCATTCAGCACCACTTCAACGCGCTCAGCAATGCGATCAGAATCCATGCCGGACTCTTCCATCCGACTGCTCAGATATCTCCTGGCGTCATTCAGCACGTTATCCGGCACATTCTCGAACCAGTTAGCGTCATCGAACGCCCGGTACGATCGGTTTACATACTTGCCGGTGTTGGAGCGAATGACGTTAAGCAGACTGAGCTGAGATATTGCTTTCTGAATATCGTTGATTGGCTGGCGCAAATCAGTGCTCATTCCCTCTGCCGCAGCAGACTCTTGGAACTGCGCTTTTGCCTGGTCGAGAATGGCATTAGCTTCGCGCTTATTGTCTACCTCAGACGCTCTCATATAGGCGTCCAGGAGCTCTCTCTGGGGCCCTGAGAACGTCGCTAGGAGCTCCCCTGCCTGGCGGTCGAGAATCTTGATGTACTGCTTAGACAGCCCATCAATGCTCTCTCTCATGCCGATGATGGCTTCTTTGACCGGCTGCGGCAGTGAGTCATCCAGCCTGCCCGCCAGGGACTCATTCAGCCTGGCTTGCTGATCCGCCGGCAGCGACTCGAGGCTTCCGCCCATCGTGCTCTTGACTGCCTTCTCGAGCTGCTTGACGTAATAAACCGTATCGAATTCGACGGACGCTAGTTGATTGTCGCGGGTGATCTTCTCGTCGAATACGGCTTTAGGCAGCAGACCGCCAGGGGCGAGCTCACGCCTGGCTTTTCTCTTCACCCTCTCTACCAGGGTGACATCCTTCTCGCGGATGCGCTCGTTCTCTTTCTGGAACTGGCTAGGCTCATTCAAGAACAGGGAGATACCTTCAGATCGCTGTTTCTCGACTGCCTGCTCAGTGATCGGCACAGCCCATCCGGCCACGGCCATTTCATTCATAAGCCTGTTGCGGAGCTCGATTTTGGCCTGCTTGATCGCATCCTGCCTGTTCTCGACTCCGCGAGTGCCTAATACACGAATTGAGCCGCTCATTCTGGTCGGTATGCCGTCCTGCACACCATTCCGAGGCAGCTTATCGGCATTGAGTCCAAGCTCGATGTTGGGGTACTCGACGTCGACTCTCCATTCATTGATGCCGCCCATGCGGGCTTCAAAGCCGTCCTCCTCCATGTAGGCTGCTTTCTCTACCTTCTTTATTTGCAGAGCGGCCATAGCTTGATCTATGACTGCCAGCTCTTTATCCGCAACCTTGCCGCGTATCGTCACTGGAACGGCTTTAGCGCCGGCAACCTTCTCGAGCTCTTTGCGCCACTTCTGGTCATAGATTGCCGTGTAGTCTCTACCCCACCGCAATCCTGGACGGTTTGAGCTGGTAACCACCAGGTAATCTTTGGCCTCTTCAGCCGCAGTTGCGAAGGCCCTTTGCGCCGCCAGTCGGATGTACTTATCTCCAGGCAGCGGAGGTCTAGCCGCGATGCGCTCTGAAGTCATGCGATTTGCAGTCGAATCAACTCGCTCTTGCGCGTCCTCAACTCGCTTTTCGTTTTCAGTCGCCTCATCAAGCAGCCGACCATATTCAAAGAGCGCGTTAGCTAACTCATCCTGGCGGGGCGTGTAAGCAGCGCGCTCTGGGTTGCTAGGTGGCCGTGTAGGATTCGCAGAGTTAAACGATGCGGAAGCCTGCTCCGGCGTATAACCAAGCACTCTCTGCTTGAGTGGGCCATAGCGCAGAATTGACAGCGAATTGCCAATAGGCAAGTCGTATTTCTCGAAAATGTCCATCCGGCGGTTAAGGTTTTCTGGCCCGGATATGCCTGGCGCAAAGTTGATTGAGTTGCCGTCCTCAAACATCGTGCGGAGTTTTTCACGGATCATTTTTCTTACGCGAGGCAGGCCACCGTGCTCATCATCTCTGATAAGTCGATCCAGAGTTTTTGTTTGCCGGCCTTCCTGGTTTTTAATGGATGTCTGAGTCAGCCTATACAAAGCTGATTTGCCGCGTTGCGTCAGGATGGGGTCTAGCTCAGAAATCAAAAGCGCCAACTGATAGGCATCCATCGACACAGCCCTGTCAGATGCGTAGCCATTTTCCTCCATGACAGTCTGCCTGGGTGTTGTGCCCAGGAGCCCGAAATCTGTGCGTTCACCGTTCTTGTAATCATCGAACGAGGCAATCCGAATCCTAATTTGCTCGAGCTCATTGTTGATGATCTGGCGGTCTAAATTGGCAGACTCCAAATCTTCCTGGAACCCAGCTACCCGCTCATCGAAGTCAGGATCTAAGCGGGATATATCTAATCCCTGTTTC